ACCACGAATTGCTTCGCGTACCGAGCAATCTTGTACGTCTCGACCACGTCTTCGAACGTCGCATGATCTGCCGCACTTCCCCGCGGGAGCTTCTTGAGGGCCCCGCCATTGACCATACGAGCACGCTCGTTGGTCTTGAAGTTTGGCACGTCGGCCTCGCGCACCCACCCGCCAGCCGTTGTGTCGGGAGCGACTTCGAAAGCTGCTAGAAGCTGCGAATTCATGTTGGTCGTGAAGATTGCCGACAACGCGGCGGTGCTAAACGACCGAGCGTAAGCGACCATCAGGCCTTCCCGGCCCGCAGGCAGCGTCACCTTGTCGATGACGGCCGCACGACGCAGGATGTCCTCCATCGACATGCCGCGAAGTTCCCACGACAGGTCGGCGGCCTTTTCGAGCTCGATTGCCGTGGCGCGCCGCTGAAACAGATTTCCACCCGCGTCACTTCGAACCCAATGCTTCGTGGGATCGATGCCGCTGCGGTGCAGCATCGCGGCTTCGAGAATCTCAACGGAGGTGCCGGTGACGCTACTGCGCGAGTGTCCGGCTGGCGCCGTCGGCATGTCGGGGGACACGTCCGCCCGCGTGCGGGCTTTGTGGTCCTCGAAAATCTTGTCGCGGGCGACGTCGGCGGTGATCTGCGGATCGTCGAGCAGGCCGCGTGCGAAGTCGTCCGTGCAGCCGGCGATCGTGGCGTACTGAGAAATCTCCGCGCGACGCTTGCGCTCAGACTCAGCGCCCTGTGCGATCAATCGTTTTTCGAGGTCGCCCCCGGCGCTTGCCCCGTCGCTGCCGGGGACCGCCGGCTTATCGACGGCCAGCAGCGTGTTCGGATTCGCAGGGTCGTAGCCGATCGCGCGAATCATCAAATCGCAATTCGTGCGAGCGGCGTCGTCCGCTTGGTTGTAGTTGAGCGCGCACGCGATGCTAGATTGCAAGCCGCGGCGAGCTTGGAAGAACTCCCACGCCTGCTCGTCAGTGGCGTTGGCGTCGAGGCCGATGCTGCGGAGGTACTGAAGCAGACGCGGGTTCATAGGAAATAACTCCTCTTCTGGGGGGCATGATTGCCCAAATGTGAACGAATTAACGCCAGTGAATCGGCGCCGATGGAGACAACTGAAAGTTCATGCGCTCGCCATTCCGTCGAGATGCGAAGGACGCGGTCGCCTGCTTGATACGTTTTGCCGTCAATCTTCGAACGCTTGCCGGCCGGAATATCGACGTAATTGAGGACCTGATAGCCGATTGAAACGGACCGAATGTGGCCGTCTTCGATGTCCTGCCAGACCTGTTCGCGCTTTGCATTACCCGCGACCGCACGTCCGACGAATCCACGGCCAATCCACTGCTCGTTTTTGCGATTGAACGACCTGGCGGAGCCAAGTTGGTCTGCCAGTTCGAACCGCATATGGCTATCAAGAAGCGGGATCTGGGCGGGGAACTGTCCGCCTTTGGCGACAAGAATCTCGTCGATGATGTCCCACGTCCGATAGTCGCGCATCATCGCCGGCGTTTCGGTAGCCGCGATGGCCTCGAAGCTACGCTCTTCTTTGTTGATGCTTTGCGAGCGCATCTCTAGCTCGCTGGCGCCGCGAACAAATAGTCCGCGGTCGCACATGAGCTTGTCGAACTCGTCAATGCGTGACGCTAAAGCGGGCATTGGGCTTCTTCGCGGGTGGTTTCTTGCCGGGCGGCTTCGCGTCCGCCTCTTCCTCTTTTGCGATCGAACCGGCGCTGCCGGCGTTGGCCGGCGCGGGCGGAAGGTCCTTGGTTTCGTTGTCCTTCGCGCAGCGCTCGCGAGAGGCTTGTACTTTTTCCCAGTCGAGGCCGAGTTTCGCGGCGGCTTGCGCCTGCGAGATAAGACCGTCCTCGATCATCATGCGAATGGCAGATACAAACTTCTCAATGTTCGCGTGGGCAGGGACGTTCCACGTCCAAACCAGATCGAACTTTTTTGGAATGCCGACAATGCCTTTAAGCACGAGCTCGACGATGATTCCATTGACGATCGGCGTCATGCTGCGACGTTCGATGAAGCCTTGGATTCCGGCGACGCCGTCGCAGTAAACAGTTCCCTCGTATTGCGCGGACGAAAAGTTCGCGTCGGCCGCGGTTAGGAAGACCACGAGCATCGGCATGTGAATCGGTCGACCGAGCTCCGCGCCGCGCTCGTGGCGGAATTCGGTGTACGTCGCGCCTGGTTGCGTCGGATTCAGGGCAGCAAACTGCCATCCTTTCGGCGCGACATTGATCATGTCGGGCTCGAAGTCGACGCAGTTCGAACTGATCGGATCGGGATTGATTTGAGCGTCGGCGCCCTGCGATTGCAGACCGACGGCCAATGCGGCTCCGTTCTTCGCCGCCTTCATCACATACTGGTCGTACTGCCGAAGATCACACGCCGTTTCCAGCGCGCTGGTGAGCATCGGGTAGCCAGTCAACTGCTCGGGTTCGATCGGAATGAAGCAGTGCTGAACCGCCGCGGCGGGGATCGTTTCGTAATCGCCGTTGGACAGCGTGTAGGCCCCGAGTTGCTGCGGCTTGTCGATGAAATATTCAACCGCCTCGCCGGTTTTCGGGTTGATCCGAACGCCGAATGCGACGTTGGGGTCACCGGTGAGTTGGGCTGGGGACGCCAGGCGGCGCGCGTGGACAGTTCGCCAGCCGTAGGTGATTGGCGACGTTGGCCGCCGCACGTTCGCGTTGACGTTGACGTAGGAGCCGGCAAGTAGAAGCCCGTGAACCCACGTTTTCATCACCTCTACGCCGCCGAAGCGATGCGACGGGTCGGGGTCGGCCATCACGACCTTGAACGCTGACTCGACGGCCTCATTGAAGGCGTCGTTGTCGCTATTAACCTGCAAAAGCGGGCCATTACGGCCGACGACGTCGTCCTTGAACGTGTTGACAACGCCTTCGAAGAGCGGATTGCTGGAGAATTCAAACGCGCAACGAGCCTGCAAAACTGGCAAATCACCAGCCAAATCGGTGTTAATCGACTCGCCGTGAGCTTGCGCGAACTGCTCGCGGTTCAGTCGAGTCGGCTGCGCGGCCTGAAACCGACGCAGCTTCTCCATCGGCATGATCTCGATGCCCTTGCCGGCCGGAGCTTCGTCGACTGGCGACGGCTTTCGGCTGAAGAACTTCGAGATTGTGGCGGAGATTCCCATTTAGTCGCATTCACACCCACTGGCACGTTTACTGTTCACTCGAATCATGCGGAGCACGCGATGGTCGGCAGTCAGGTCCCTCTCGCGCTCTACTCGCACCATCAGCGTTTCGAAGTCGCGGAAATCGAATCGGTGCCCGTCTTTTTCCTGACTAATAACGCCTGTATCGATAAACGTTTTGATCGCCAGCAGCTTGACGTAGGCCGTGGCATAGTCAGCTGCAGCGACTAACGTGACCGCGTCGAGACGCAGTTGCTCGACGGTCGCGATCAGGTCCGCAGTGCTGGCCATGACCGAATAGTAAAAAGAAAAGCCGCCCTAAAAGGCGGCTTGTTTACAGCGGCTGTAACGACGTCAGCCTTCAACACTCTTGAACGTCTGCCCACAAGCGTCGCATTTGTGCCAGCGATACTTGCCGACTGTGCTGGTGACGCGGGGATTCTTCGCCTTGCAACCAGGATTGGGGCATTCGCAGCGCGTCGTTGTGTAAACGACGCCGTTGACGGTCGGTCCCGGTGGCGGAATGCGTCCAATGCTGAAACGATGCTCGCAGAAGTCGCAGGCGAACTTCGCCCACGGCGTTGGAGTCTGACCAGCCTCGACGATCGCCGTCGCGTTGCATCCGCATTTCGGGCAATCCGGCCCGGCCGCGCGCGTGAGTCCTACGCTCATTGCATCAACCTCGCGTAGAAGTCGCTCGACGTGGCTGAGGTTTCGGAAACCGAAACCTGCTCGGGCTCCACTTCGGCAATTTCACGCAACCGATAGCCGTGAATGTCGCCCATCACTAGGGCCATTTTGAGGGCGTCGCCGAGGTGATTTTGCCCATTTTTGACCCACTTTTCTACCAAACCACCCTTGGTTGGGTCCCAACTTCGCTTCAGTTGCTCAGCCGTCCAATGATTTGAAACGCGGTCATGCTCGTTCGGCATGTCCTTTTTGTAGAGCGTCAGCGCCCCCTTGCTGCCGGGCGTCGCGCGCAGCCGATCCTGCATGTGCAAGAGCCAGTAATCGGCGTTGAAGGTGACTTCGAATAGCCGGCGGTGGAGGTTCAACTCGGCGAACCACTGGTTGCCGACGAGCGGACGGGCCTGACTCACCTGCATCGGGTGGTTATAGCCGCCGTTGTTCTTCCCGACTTGGCGCCGCGAGCCGCCGCGGCCTCTCATCGGTTTCCAGCGGTTGCCCCAGCCGCGGCCAAACGATCGCACAGCGGCGGTGACCTCATCTGGCATGTGACCGATGTCGACGCCGACGCCGTCGGGCAGTCGAAGGCCATCGCTACCCTCGACGGGGAATCCAGCGAGCACAGTCGACTCGTTAAACTCCGTCAGAGACCGAATGATGCGCGTAGCAAGTTCGTCGTTTTCCTGTCGCTTTACATCAAAGGCGCCGTAGGCTGGAACGTGCAACTGGCCGTTCTCGCGGAACGCCACCGCGACCCACCACGCCGTCCAATCACCGACGTCGACGCCGATCTCAAGCTTGATCGTGTCAGCAGGAAGCAAATTCTTCCGCCATTCGTCGGTGCGTTTGCGGACGACTTTGGCGTTCAGCGGCTCATTATCGGCCAGCGAACTCTTAAAAGGGATGGCCCATTTCTTTTGGCATAGGTCGCGTTCGGCGTTCTCGCGCTCGACGGTTCCTTCCTCTTCCTGCGCGGCCTCCCACTCGGCGACGGCCGTTGAACCTGCGTTGACGAGGCAGTTGTGCCATGCGCTCCACCTAAACCAGAGTCGAGGGACGGATGGGCGAGCACCCACGATCTCGCCGTTGGCGGTAATCTCTTGACCAAAGTGAACGAGCTTCACGTCCGCCATTGATCGCCGACGCTGATCATCGTCGATCGGGTCACCGCACGACGGGCATGCAAATCGAGCTCGGTCGTAAGCCTCGATCGCCGTTTTAGCATCGCTCCATCCGACGAGATGCTCGCGTTCGGGAGATATCCACGCCTCGCAATGCGGGCAAGGGGACACCAGCCGCGACTTCGAACTCACTAGCGTCTCTAAATCTCCGTCTTCGCCGCGGAGGCGCCACGGAAGGTGTTCGGCGATCGTTCCCGTCCCCTCAATCAACACTAAACGTCGCGGGTCCATAAAGTCGAACGCGCCAAGACGGGCGACCAACTGACGATACGAATCCGCTTCGTGATCCTTTTCCGACTGCGAAGCCTCGCTAAACCCGGCCGCCTCAGTGATCCGCAGCCGCTGCGACGTAAACCCGGCCTTGTTGGTCGCCTTGCCGCCGCGGCTCATCACCTTGATGCTCTGCGAGTTGGTGAACGTCACCATGTCGCGAACGCGGCCGGCGCGGGCGCCAGAGCCTTTCTCCGGCAGCATCTGACGGAGCGCCGGCGACGCCTCCACCACCGGCTTAAAGTCCTTCTGCCACTTGTCGGCGAACATGTCAGCTTCAGGCACGCCGACGATCGGCGAAACCTCAAGAGCGATCACGTCGCGGATGGTGGGGACGACCAGAGCGCCAAACGACTTGCTCGCCTGCGCTGGCCCGGTGACGGCGACTTCCTGCCAGATGTTCTTGTCGAGTTCGTCCCACAGCAAGCCGAGAACCGGCTGCCAATCATCACGATACCTCTGCCCCCCCTTTGGGCCGTCGGGGGGCATGACGACGTACTTTCGCGCGAACTCGCGGTGCGTCAGCGGCATCCGCGGCGTCACGATCGAGATCGCCCGGTCGAACGCTTTCAGCCCTGCCAAGGTCGGTGATGCGGTGGTCGCTGTGGCCATTGAATCGAGCGGTGTAAGCCTCCAAGCCGTCCTTCATTTCCTCGGAAATCATCAACTTCTGCGCGTTGGGAAGACGTTCTGCGACGCGGCCAATGCCGCCCAAAACGCTAACGAATATCTCATTCAGCTCGTCGACGCGAACGACTTCCTGTTTCCGTTCAGCGTGCTTTAGTTCACGCTCTTCCAGGTCGAGTTCGAGGTTCCGGAGTTTGATCGCATCGACGCGTTTCTTGCCGCTCAGCGCGTCGACAGCCGCGGCGGTTCCTGATGATCCACCGGCGCCGCCGTCAAAGGCCTTCCACGACAGCAGCCAGCCGGGGGCGAAGACCCAGACTCCGCGGTGGGGTCCGGTTGCTTCGACGTGTTCCCACTGCTTTCCGAGTCGCTTTCGCCACTTGTCGAAGTGCCGAGGCTCAGACACCCCAAGAGCCGCTTGCACTGCCCCGAGACGCATCCATCGACCAGAATCGGGCTCAAACGCGGGTCGCTCAATCGTCGCTTCTCCTGCCGCCACCGGGCTTTACGTCATGTGTGAATAAAAGTGGGTTGATCGCGGCTACGCCACACTGCCCGGGGTGGTTGTCGGAGGACCCGAAGCCCCAGGGGGGCAGATCCATAACGACTTACGTCGCGTCACCATCGCCCTAACTCCTTACGATTCGTCGCTTGGCCCATCGATCAATACAGTCAACGAACACGAATGAGCCAAGCCCACAGCCAACTGCAATGGCATAGAGCGCCATCAGTACGATGATCGCTGCGTATGTGAACCAAAGGGGCAGCGTCACCAACCACCATGACCATGAGATATGCCCAGTGAGCTTGAGCCCAATGAACATCACTCCCAATAGATCCAGTACGCCGACGGTTGAGCCCTTGGCTTGCACCGCACGCTTGGCTGTTTCTGCTTTGCTAAT